GATATACATAATAATTTGGGATATAATACAATTGAAGTAAAAAACTACTGGTTAAATGATATGGTACCATATAATGGCATTAATACTACTTTAAAAACTTTAGATGGTCAAAAATTTGAAATGCAGTATCATACACTGGAAAGCTTTGATTTAAAAAATGGTGAAATGCATAAGTTGTATGAAAAACAACGTTTGATTACAGATACTTCAAGTGAAAAATATATGAAGTTAAATGATAAAATGTTTGAACTATCTGACGCTCTGGAGATTCCTAAAAACATTGAGGCGGTGAAGAATAAATGAACGATCAAGTAAGATATTTAAGATTAACTGATTATGATAATCGGGGTACAATTATAAAACAACAAGGCAGACAATTCTTCGGTAAGCAAAACGGTGAATGGAAGAGACGGGGTTTATCTATAGGGTATTTTCATCCTGACGCACCAGAATTTGAATGTTATGAAGAAATTACCGAAGAAGAAGCAAATACGTTAATAGAACAACTGTAATACCATCTAGCAGATAAATGTTAGGTGGTATTTTTATGTGCATTCGGCATCCAGTAGGGTGCTTTTTATATTGTCCGAAATGACATAAAACTAAACCAAAAACCTAAATTATGAATCACATGGGGCTTATGCAATGTGTGGGGCTGAAAAGGAGTATAACAATGTATAAAAAAGAAATAAAACCTAAATTTCCAATGAAATTACAATTTTTCGCAGAAGGTGGAGAAGCAGGTGCAGACGCTGGGGCAGATGGTGGCAATGGCGAAGGTACAGATGCAGATTCAAATGAAGGAGCAGGAAGTAGTTCAGAAGGTGAAGCAAAAACCTTTGATGATATTCTGAAAGATAGTAAATATCAATCAGAATTTGATAAGAAGATTGCAAAGGCTTTAGAAACTGCAAAAGGTAAGTGGGAAACAGACAAGCAGACAGAGATTGAAAATGCCAAGACAGAAGCTCAAAAGCTTGCGAAGATGAATACAGACCAGAAGGCAGAATATGAAGCACAGAAGAAACTTGCTGATCTAGCCGAGAGAGAAGAAAAAATTAATTCTAGAGAACTAAGAGCGGAAGCATTAGTAACCCTTGGCGAAAAAAATCTACCGAAAGAGTTGGCTGATATTCTTAACTATAAGGATGCAGAACAATGTAAAACGAGTATTGCTTCTGTAGAAAAGGCTTTTCAATCAGCAGTAGAGAAAGCAGTAAATGACAAATTAAGAGGTAACGGATCACCAAAAGGCAGTGCAACTGATAACAATTCATTACAAGCCCAAATTGCAAAGGCAGTTAGAGGGCAAGCATAAGAAAGGAATGGTTTAAATGGCAAATACAATACAGTATTCAACTATTATTCAAAGTGAGTTAGACAAAGCAGCAATCCAAGAATCCTGTACAGGATGGATGGACGCAAATGCAGGACAAGTAAAATATGCAGGTGGTAACGAAGTTAAAATTCCTACCATAGCAATGGACGGATTAGCAGATTACCAAAGAACAGGAAATGCAGGTTTTGTAAATGGAGCTGTTGACTTTAAATACAATACCTATACAATGACACAAGATAGAGGTCGTAAATTCAATATTGATAAAAACGATGTTGATGAAACAAACTTTGTTTTAACAGCTTCTACAATTATGGGAGAGTTCCAAAGAGAACATGTGGTACCAGAAATTGATGCTTATCGTATTTCTAAGGTTGCTACAGTTGCAATTACAAAAGGAACGATGGTGGAAACTGGATATACACCAGCCAATGCAACTATGGTGGCTAAGATTAAAACAGGAATCAAAAATATCAGAAAGCAAGGTTATAATGGAAGTCTTGTAATTTTAATTTCGTATGATGCACAGATGGAAGTAGAACTTGCTATGGCTGGTAAATTAGCAGCACAGACTTTTATTGCAGGTGGATTTAACACGAAAGTAAATAGTATCGATGGAATTCCAATGCTTCCAGTTCCTGATAACAGAATGTATACAGCTATTCAATTATACGATGGTGTTACAGCAGGACAAGAAGCAGGAGGATATGTAAAAGGAACAACTGCAAGTGATATTAACTTTGTAATCTTACCTACTGCTACACCGATTGCAGTATCAAAGCAAGATGATTTGAGAATTTTTGATCCTACAGTTAACCAGTCATTTAGTGGATGGTCCATGGATTACCGTAGATACCATGAAGTATGGGTTAAAAAGAGTCAGGAAACTTCAATCTGGCTTAACACAAAATAGGAGGTATATCATGGCTAGAATCATAAAGGACAATATCGAAAGAGAAATTAACGATGCTGTTAAGGCGAAATTCATAGAAGATGGATGGAAAGAGGTTTTAATTTCCTTTTCTTCTATGAAAATTGCAGATTTAAAGACAATGGCAACTGAAAAAGGAATTCAATTCGATGTAAGTGTTAAAAAAGAAGATCTGATTCAATTATTAGAGAGTGCAGAATAATTTCTGTACTCTTTTAAGGTGGTGAGTATTTGATTCAATCTGAAAAATTAAAAATAAGGATACCCGATGCAAGTGAAACAGTTCTCACACAGCTATTAGAAGATGCACAGGCTGAAATCCTTGACTATTGTAACAGAGACGTTTTATTGACGAAAATGGAAGGACTACAAAGGGAACTTGCCATTATATATTACAATCGTTTGGGTTCAGAGGGTGAATCATCTAGGAGTGAGGGCGGTGTATCTGTTTCTTATTCGACAGATATTCCAGAAAATATTAAGAAAAGATTAAATGCTTATAGGAGTTTAAAGGCGGTGAGAATAGCGAATGCGATTGAGGAATAAGAAAGCATATTACCTAAAGAACCGAGAGCAGGTAACGGATGGCGAGGGTGGAAAGTATGACGGTTATTCCACTACAGCGATTCCTATTCAAGCTAATATTTATCCGGCAAGTGGTAAATTACAAGCAGAGATTTATGGTGAACGTTTTAATTATATCTTAAACATGCTATGTGATATGACGTACAATATCGAGGTAAAAAACAAAGTTGTTTACTATGTTACGGATACAGGAGCGGAGTTTTGCGAGGGAGCAGGAATTTGCGTTTATGTTCCTTCGGATGCTGAACCAGATTATAAAATTATTTCAATCAAACCTCTTAGTCATTTATCTATGGAGCTAGAAAAGATATGAGTGAGATAAGAGGGTTAAATAATCTTATGAGGCAATTCAATACACTGGATTCTGTTATTCAGGATAGTGTAATGATACAGGTAGCTATTCAGGCGAAAGAGGTACAGGCGCAAGCAAAGTTATTATGTCCGGTTAACCAGGGTGAATTAAGAAATAGTATTATGTCGACAGCACAAAAAACAGAATATGGAGCTATTGGGAAAGTATTTACAAATAAAGATTATGCCAGTTATGTAGAATTTGGTACAGGACCTACAGGGCAAGAAAATCATGACGGAATATCTCCAGATGTTAATGTCACCTATTCACAAAGAGGTTGGTCCTATGTGGATACGGATACAGGTGAATGGATTTTTACAAACGGTCAAGCGGCGCAACCTTATATGTATCCAGCACTAAAAAATAATGAGCAGAAAGTAACACGCGACATAAGACAAGGTATTAAAAACGAAATAAGGAGAGTCTTATAGATGATTAATGTAAAAGACGAAGTATTTGCAGCGATAAAAGATATTTCCGAAAATGTTAGTGATAGTTATCCTAAGGATTGGAGTTCCTTTCCGGCTATCCAATATGTAGAGGAAGATAACAAGGTTGCAGAGTATACAGACGCCAAAGAGCAGAAAGCATATGTTAGATACAAAATCGATATCTGGCACAATAGAAGTACATCGGTAACAGCCTTGGCGGTAGATGCAGCCATTGCACCTTTGGGACTAAGAAGAATTCAGTGTACGGATGTTGATGATCCAACTGGCCACAAACATAAGATGATGCGATATGAGGGTATTATTGATGTAGAAACAAAACAAGTATATCAAAATAATTAAAGAAAGAAGGATGATAATATGTTAGCAAATGGAATTACATTAGGTTTTAAAGAGACCACAGCAGGTACTACATATACAGATTTATTGGGACTTAAAGAAGTGCCTGAAATGGGTAATGAGCCTGAAAAAGTTGAAAATACTGTTCTTACCGATACGGTTAAGCAGTACGAGTATGGAATTGGGGATCCAGGGGACTTGGAATTTAAATTCAAATATGAAAATAAAACGGCAACTTCTCCATATAGAGTTATGAGAGAAGCAGAAGAAGACAAAACAGTGTTATATTTTCAAGAAGTTTACCCAGATGGAACTAAGTTTTCATGGGCAGCGCAAGTATCTGTAAAATTATCAAGTGGCGCAGTTAATGGTGTTATGGAATTTACACTTAAGATGGCATTGCAAAGCGCAATTGGTGTAACTGATCCAGCATAATAGGAGGAATTAGAAGATGGGATTTTTTGAAAATAAACAAGCGATAGAAGCAGAGGAGCAAGTTATGGAAGAACAAATCAAAGAAACACCTAAAAAGATCATAGGATTTGCATATTGGGAAGTCAATGAAGTACAGCATAAACTTAAGCTTAAGACTTCAAACATTATTGAGTTAGAAA